AAAAAAGGCGACCCAAGGGCCGCCCAGTTCCTCCCGTTAGCATCATCACATGCTGCCGGGGCGCGATGTCGGTAGGTGCGCACACCACATGCCGCCGACCTCCATCGCGTTTCCAAGGCTCGGAAGCCTTGGTGTTGCTGCCGTTCTTACCACAGAGCTGGCAGCTGTTGCGCCAGGGGGGAACAACGGATTGTTCGCCCCGGCACGGTGCCGGTTGTCCCCTGCAAGGGTTACCGGCGTTTGGGCCTCTCCAGACCACGCGGCAAATGTATCACCAACATCTGTCGCATGGCACTGGCAACTTTTAGGATTAATGCCATGAGCCGAATCGCTCTCAGTTCTCTGGAACGGGCGCAGCGGGAAATCCTGCCGCTCGATTTAGCGCTGTACCACGCCGCTCGCGAATACCCAGGCGGCGCTGCTGCCATCGCTGCCACGACCGGTCGTAACCCGACCACGCTGCAGCACAAGCTGTCGCCAACCCATCCGAGCCACTCCATCAACATTCAGGAGTTTGGCGAAATCCTCGAACTGACCAAGGATCGCCGCATTCTGGATGCGGTGCATGCGCTGGTCGGCGATACGATCTGGCAGGAGCTAGCCGACACCTACACCAACGACATGCCCGAGACCCTGACCACGGGTATCGCCGAATACTTCCGTCAGGTCGCCGATCTGGCCGAGACCTGGGCCAAGAGCATTGGCGACGGTGTGGTGACTGATCAGGAACTGGCGGCGATTCGCCTGCAGGTGTTCCGCGGCATTCAAGGGCTGCTCGGGTTGTTCAACCGCGCCACCTACGTCAACCAGACGACGCGAGGTGCCGACCGTGGCTGACATCGCCGATTTCGCCAACGATCTGGTGCAGGAACGCATCGATCAGGCCATGGCAGCGCGCAGCGCTGCCAAGGCCGAGAGTGCTGCCCATTCCTTGCTGTTCTGTGAAGCCTGTGACGATCCGATTCCGGAAGCACGCCGACTGGCCCAACCGGGTTGCTCGCAGTGCATCAGCTGCCAGTCCCTGTCTGAGCGGGGGATTCAGCATGCTCGATGAGGTATTGGGCCAATTCGCCGACTACGGTCTGGAGCCAGCGCAACCGCTGGTGTTCGGCAAGCTGACCCGCTGCAAGACAGCGCAGGACAAGGGCAAGGAAAAGAACGGCTGGTACGTGGTTCACGAGCAGCGCACGGAGAAGGGCGACACGCTGATCTTCGGCGCCTTCGGTGATTGGCGTTCGGGCGAGACGCAGAAGATCAAGGTCAAGGCCGGGCGCATGTCGCCGGAAGAGCGCGAAGTGATGCGCGCTCGCCAGGAGGAAGCCAAGCGCCGTGCCGCCGAAATCGCGAACAACGCTGCGCGGCGGGCGGCGAAAAGGGCGCAGGGTTTGTTCGAGCGCATGCCGACCACCGGACGCAGCGACTACCTGGACCGCAAACAGATCGTCGGGATCAATGTGCGTTACGCGCCGCGCACCGGCGCCGTGCTGGTCCCGATGAAAAATGCCCGTGATCAAATCATGGGCCTGCAGGTGATCTTCCCCAGCAAGCAGGAAGACACTGGCCGCGACAAATCCTACTGGCCTTACGGCATGGCGAAGGAGGGCACCTTTCACCTGCTCGGTCCGCACCCGGAGCCGGGTGAACCGGTGCTGGTGTGTGAGGGTTACGCCACCGGCGCCAGCCTGCACATGGCGACCTCGCTCACTGTGGCGGTGGCCTTCGATGCGGGCAACCTGCTCGCGGTGTGCAAAGCCATGCGTGAGCGTTTTGCCGGATGCCCGCTGATCATCTGCCGCGACGATGACTGGAAGACCACCAAGCCCAACGGTGATGCGTGGAACCCCGGCGAAGAGAAGGCCGGCAACGCCGCGCTGATTGTCGGTGCCCAGGTGGTTGCGCCGACCTTCGCGCTCGAGCGCCACGACAAGTGGACCGACTTCAACGACCTGCACGTCGCCGAAGGTTTGGATGCGGTTCGCCGACAAGTGCTCGCGGTTGTGCGTCCACCGGCCGCCGGTGGCTGGAAAGATCAGCTGGCTCGCAGCGAGAGCGGGGCCCTGATCGCGCACATGCAGAACGTCGAACTGATCCTCGCGCATGACGAACGCTGGGCCGGGGTGATCAGCTACTGCGCCTTCAGCTCGAAGATCGTCAAGCTGCGGGCTGCTCCTTATGGGGGTGGTACCGGCGAGTGGGCCGACATCGACGACGTGCGGGTGATGAAGTGGCTCGCGCAGCAGTACAACCTGCGCGTGAAGTCGTCGCACGTGATCGAGGCGGTGAGTGTCGTGGCCCACGACCACGCCTTTCACCCGGTGCGTGAGTACCTGAAAAAACTCGAATGGGATCGTGTGCCGCGCCTGGAGCGTTGGTTGACGGATGTGATGGGGGTGAAGGCAACGGATTACACCTCCAAGGTCGGCAAGCGCTGGATGATCTCCGCCGTGGCGCGGGTGATGAAGCCGGGCTGCAAGGCGGACTCGGTGATGATCCTCGAAGGCGTACAAGGCGCCGGTAAGTCGACCGCGATGAGCGTGCTCGGTGGCGAGTGGTTCATGGACACGCCGTTTGCCCTCGGCGACAAGGACGGCTTTCAGGCGATTCGTGGCAAGTGGATTGTCGAGCTGGGCGAACTGGACAGCTTCAACAAGGCCGAGAGCACCAAGGCCAAGCAGTTCTTCTCGGCGTCGACCGACACCTACCGCGAAAGTTATGGCCGCAGAACGTTGGACGTGCCACGCCAGTGTGTTTTCGTCGGGACCACCAACCAGGACGAGTACCTCAAGGACGCCACCGGCAACCGGCGTTATTGGCCGGTGGCCTGTACCAAGGTCGATGTGCCGTTGCTGCGCGAGATCCGCGACCAGCTGTGGGCCGAAGCGGTGTTCTGCTTCGAGGCCGGCGATCTCTGGTGGGTGACACGAGAGGAAGCACCGATGTTCAGCGAGGAGCAGGACGAACGCTTTGTGGTGGACGAATGGGAAACACCGATTCTGAACTGGCTCGAAGAGTCGCAGATTGGCGAGACCACCACCGGCAGTGAGGTGATGAGTCAGGCGCTCAAGCTCGATCCCGGTCATTGGGGCAAACCCGAGCAGATGCGCGTCGGTGCGATTCTGCATCGACTGGGGTGGCGACGGTTCCGTCTGGGGGCTTTGAACAAGAGCGGTCAGCGGCCATGGGCGTACAAGAAACCCGAGCACTGGGGCAGGGCGCCTGCACTTCAGAAGGAAGAATTCGAGGAGCCGTGCTTCGATGATTAAAGCGATCGATATGGCCCTCAAACAATGGGCCCAGGAGCTGCACAGCGACGAAGTGGCCGCCGGTTATTCGGGCGGCAACATGGTCGCCATGATGATGGAGAGCGGTGGTCAACTGGTGCGCGGCCGGCGCGGGAGCCGGGTGCCGCTGGAAGCCTCGCTGGACATTGAGCGCATCGTCAAGAAACGCCTCGACCCCGAGCTGATGACCGTGGTCAAGGTGCATTACTTCCAGCCTGACGCGCCCTTAGCCGCACGTCTGACCCGCAGTGGCTGCACGCGCAACGTCTACTACCAGCGCCTGCACGACGCCCACATCGTGGTCGAGCACTTCCTCCTGGGGGAAGCGGCTTGATCGTGGGCATCTCTCTGGCTCATGCCGTCCCACTGGCCTGCCTCCGTCCCACCGCTTTTTGCGGTGGTGGGACGGGCGCAGGCCGCGTCGTTGTTGGGCTGTCCCACCGTCCCACCTTTTTCATGCCTCCCGCCCGTGTGTGCGTAGCGGGTACAGGTACGCGCGTTTACGCGCACGCGTGCTTTTTAAATTTCTTTCTATACACGAGAAAAGAGAGATAAAAGTAGGACGGTGGGGCAGAGCCCCAATCTGCGGGGCTTTCAGACGTCCCACCTCGTTTTAAAGAGGTGGGACGCATGGGACGCCAGAAAAGCAAAAGACAGCCGGGACAGATATTCACCGACATTCGCCAGCCGTTCACCGGGTGTCACCCACACATTCACCGGGTGGCATTAAAACGGTCTTGCTGCCACCAGAATCGACCTGTAAAAAGGGGCCATCTTCGATGGGTGCGACCGCAAAGCGCGGCAGGCCACCCACCACCTGACCCGACCATTGCGCCGGGTCTTTTTGTTTAAGGGGCAGGGCAATGACGAACGAGCAACAGGCACTGGCAGAGATGCCGATCTGGTTGGTGATTGCTCTTTCCCTGGTTGGCGGTGTGTCCGGCGAGATGTGGCGCGCCGACAAGGACGGGGCACGAGGTTGGGCGTTACTGCGCCGGCTAGTACTTCGCTCCGGTGCCTGCATCGTGTGCGGCGTGTCGGCGATGATGTTGCTGTTCGGTGCGGGCCTGTCGATCTGGACAGCGGGCGCCCTGGGTTGCCTGACCGCGATGGCCGGCGCCGATGTCGCCATCGGCTTGTACGAGCGCTGGGTGGCCAAGCGGCTGGACCTGAGCGAGGCCGAGCCGAAAGCATGAGCCGGGCGGGCCGGGTAGGGCGCAGATTTCACGGGTCCTCCCCAAGGGCCGCCCCCTACACGGGTTATCGAACTCGCGGAATCTCTCTAGCTGAAATGGTTGCAGGGATGTCCGTCTTTCCAACGGAATTGGGGCAGGGCATGGCACTCGGATGCTGGCTCGACCGGCCGGACCCGGCAGAAACCCGCCGGGGACCCTGGGGACTTTCAAAGGACACGGGGTCGGAAACCCGCGGGATCTTGTTAGTGGGAGGCCCGCCAGCTTACTGAAATTTCAATCCACTGAAATCTTGAAAGGATTCATTGAAAAGCCGCTGAAAAGGAGGGCTTATGACCGTAGCCACCTACCTATCCAAGAGCGCCTTCGCTGCGCACATCGGCCGGTCACCGAGTTACATCACCTGGCTTAAGGAAAACGGCCGACTGGTCCTGTCTCCCAATGGCAAGCAGGTCGACGTGCTGGCCACTGAAGCGTTGATCCGCGATACCGCCGACCCGAGCAAGGCTGCCGTCGCTGCTCGCCATCAACAGGAGCGGATTCAGCGTGATGTGTACAGCCACGTCGCTGCACAATCCGAGCCGACTAACATGGCTGCGCCGCCGCCCGCTGATCCCGCGCAAGGGCAGTCCCCGGACTTTCAGAAAGCACGAGCGCATCGCGAGCACTACTTGGCGCGGATGGCGGAGATGGAGTTTCGCAAGGCCCAAGGTGAACTGGTGGAAGTCAGCTTCGTGCAGAAGGCCGCTTATGAAACGGCGCGTTCGCTCAATCAGTCCCTGATGAGCCTGTCGCCACAGTTGGCGCCTCAACTTGCTGCGCTATCGGACCCGTGGGAAGTGGAGCGGGAGCTGACCGCTGCGCTACGTCAACGGCTTAATGAAGCAGCTCAAGTGTCCAGCGACGACTTTGGACTTTTATCGGACGAGTGCTAAGGCGAGAGGAGTTCACAGGGTGAGCCAAATGGTCCGCTTTCGGCCAAAAGCGGACGCTCACTAGCGACCGCTACAGGTAACAAGCAGTCGGCGTTTCAATGTGGGTCAGGCCACTCGCTTCGAGTACCCCTCTATCCAGTCCGCAAGCGATCGCACATCTGTTTCGAGTTGGGCGAGTTCGGGGGGGACCGCTGGAAGATCGTCTGCCTGAGAATGCTCATACACAGAGTATCGTGTCATCAAGTCGTCTATCAGATCACAATCCTCCTGAGTGATGTTACTTAGCCGACCGTGATAACGAGCAGGCTCAGCTCTACACCGAGATTCAAGCCCAGCTTCAGTTGCAGCTTCAGGCACGAGAAGAGGCCCGGCAACGAGCGGCCTTGTAGTCGCGATAATGCCCAAGGCCCCCAGTTCTACCCTCAGTGTGGGGCCAAAGAAACAGAGGCAAGCACGCTATGAAGCATTAGCATGCTCGCCAATGAAAGCGTCGCTTGATGTGGTTAGATCTTTGAGATCCGGTTGGTGAACGGGCGGGCAAAATCTAAAAGACTAGCTTTATGCGCAATTATGCAAAAAAACATAATTTGTCTGGAGAGATGGCCGGGCTGCGAGTAATGGGGTGTGCAGGACGCTTGGGTCGGCGGTTAGAAACGGCTGCCGACCCGAAACATCAACGCATTCGATCTTGAGTCATCGCCGAGTCCATATGAGCCCTGGTACGTCAGTCCAGTACTCACGCCCGATGACAGAAGGAAGTCTAATCCCAGCGCCACCGTCATGATGTTCTCGCTCTGCCCTACCGTTGAGATGGCATAGGTAGAATCGCTGACATCGGCATAGCCAACACGTGCAGTACTATCGCCGCTAAACGTATGGCTGTATTCGACTCGACCTCTCAGAGTAACGGCTGACTGCGTCAACGGTATGCCATATTGCCCGCGCACCCCACCAACGCCAGAAAACACTGTCATACGCTGCTCCGCGTAAGCCAGGTCATAGATGCCGCTACCGCTCTCGCGAAATCCGTCCAGCTTGGTCGAAGAAATATCCATGCGGCCATAAGGCGCGACCTTCCAATTCTCGTCCCGGAACTCATAGCCAGAACTCAGGGAGCCGAATATTTGATCTCCATCGCGGCTGCCCTTGGCGCGGCCTCCGTTATCGGTAACGTAGCGCCGACTATCGAATGACAAGCTGCTGTAGCCGAGTAAGCCGTCGACGAATATCCGTCCAGGATGCAAGCTGCCATACAACGCGGTGCTGAATGAGCGCCCCTTACTGCGACTATCCCGGGAACCAATATCGCTCGAATCACTTCCATAACCGAAGCCGATGCCGGCGGTGAAGGTATCGAAGAAACGATAGTCAGCACCCGCACTAACCCCCACCATCGTGCTGTCGAACTTGACGTCATCTCGATGAGTATCACTAACATTCACGTAACCGCCGCTCCACAACGCGAGGTTATCGTCTCCCAACCAACCATCCTGCTCACCTGCTGCAGCGTGCCGCTCAATTGCCGGAGCATCGTTACCGCTCAGCGACGACAGTGCCTGATACATCTCGGCAGCACTGGTATTTCCGGTGCGAGATGGGCGGGACTGCGGTAGACCCAACTGTAAATTGAAGCCTCTATTCCGCCGGCTTTCGTCGTCGTGCAACTGTTCAAGCCGATCATTGAAGTTGTCGATCTGCGCGCGAGCAAAGCGCGTGGAGCTCTGTGCTTGAGCGCCGACCATACCGATAACCTCTGGATCCTTGCTTGGATCGGATCGCCCGGTAATCTGCACGCTCAGCGCAATAGGTTGAGAAGTCCCCCAACGGTTGCTCAACGTGTAATGGATCACTGTCGCTCCCGAGGCCTGAGCGGCCGCAAGAAAAGTGAGGTTCATACCGTTCAGACTGACCTGTCCCATTGCTCTGGGTGGGATATCAAGCAATGAGGCTTGAGTAAATGGACCGCCGCTGATGTTATCGGTGAGATCAACCGTTAGTGACTGACCTGCCAACAAAGACGTACTACGATCCGCGCCACTTGGCACCGAGCCATTCACCGTCAGGCTATAGGGAACCTTCGCAGATGTGCCCGTATTATCGCTCACTGTTACCAAAACATTGGCCGTACCAGAGGTGGTCGGCATGCCACTGATGACGCCTGAGGATGCATCGATAATAAGCCCTGCTGGCAGGCCTGCCGCTACAAAATGATAGGGGGTGGCTCCGCCTGAAACACTAATGAGCTGCGAATAAGCGACACCAACTGTTGCACTGGGTAACTCCGACCCCGCCGGCGAAACTGTAAGCACTGACGGAGCGACAGTAATGCTGACCGTCGCTGCTGGTGATGTCCCCGAGGCATTACTGGCTGTGTATCGGAAGCTATCTGTGCCGGCGAAACCTACTACCGGTGTGTAGAAAATCGAAGTTCCACTGACTGCCGTCGAACCGTGTGATGGCGGTGTTACTACCGCCACAGCAGTTGCCGTCCCACCACTGATCGACAATGCGACCGCGCCGCTGCTGTTGGCAACAACGGTGGTTGAGACTGGATTCGCAACGGGTAGTGCTCCAGCCGCAACATTCAACGTGTAGTTCGCACTTCCGGTTGCGCCATGGCTATCTGTCACCGTAACAGACAAATTGAAAGTGCCTGTACCAGTAGGCGAGCCACTGAGCAGTCCACTGATTGAGTCCAGGTTCATACCTACGGGAAGGCCCGAACCGACGTAACTGTAGGGAGCCGAACCGCCGGATGCGCTGAAAGATTGGCTGTAAGTGCCGCCGACCTGCGCCGACGTCAACGTGCCTGAAGTCGGTGTCAGAACAAGTGTCGGCGATGTGACGGTCAAAGTGACCACTGCCGGCGCAGATGTGCCAGAACCATTGCTTGCTGTATAGGTAAAACTGTCGACGCCTGAATAACCTGCATTCGGCGTATAGGTGATTGAAGTACCGCTAGCCACGGCAATGCCATGCATCGGTGCAGACGCTACCGTTACAAATGTCGCTGTGCCTCCCGACAACGCGACGGAAACAGCATTACTGGTATTGGCCGAAACGGTGGCGGAGACTGGATTGGCGACAGGTAACGCAGCAGCAGCAACATTCAACGTGTAGTTGGCACTACCGGTGGCACCGAAATGATCGGTAGCGGTAACAGACAAATTATAGGTACCGCTGCTGCTCGGGATGCCGCTGAGGTGCCCATTGGAGGGATCAAAAATAAGACCTGGCGGAACTCCCGTAGCCACATAACTGTAGGGTGCTGTACCGCTCGAAGCACTGAAGAACTGATTGTACGCAACACCCATCTGACCAGAGTTTAGTGTTCCGGCCGCCGGCGACAGCGCTAACAGTGGCGCCGTCACTGTAACTGTCACCGTGGCAGACTGTGAGTTACCAGCTCCATTGCTAAGGGTGTACTGGAAGCTATCTACCCCTGAATAGCCGGCTGTAGGTGTGTAATAAATCGATGTACCTGTCGCTACTGCGTTGCCATGAGACGCATTTACGGACACCGCAGCCGACGTATAAGCGCCTCCTGAGTTGGACAGCGTGACAATGTTATTCGAACTGTTGGCCGAGACAGTCGCCGTCACTGCATTCGAAATTGGGACTGCGACTGCTCGCAAGACGCTTACTGAATAGAGATTCGTGGTGGTGCCGTCTTGGGCTGTGACGGAAATGCTGATCGGATTTGTGCCTTCACTTAGACCGATCGTGGGAGATGCCGCACCAGATACAACCGTATTGCTGCCTACATTAATCGTAGCATTGCCACTGCTGGCAATCGGCGTGAAGCCAATCGAAGAAACGCTGTTAGCAACAGAAATACTGTAACTGGTGGTACCTGGAGAAAATGATGGAGACAACGTGCCAGTCGACGGAATGAGATTGGAAAGCGTGGCGTCACTGGATACTGCCGACCCACAGGAAATCGACACTGCACTCAAGTATGTCCCAGCTTTGATGCTGACGAACGCGCCACCGGTCAACTGTGAGGATGTCGCACCACCAGTGTGACTACCTCCGCTACCGGTGTTGCTTCGGTAATCATAGTAGGCGGTAAACGTCGTCGGATTACGAAGAATGACCGAATCTGCAGAACTGGGATTGGAATTTCCGACGTTTGAACCGTTATCCGAAAACGAGACAGTCAAGGTATCACCAGGATCGAAAGATCCTGCAGCAAATGATCGCGAGAAAGACGTCGTACCGCTTTGGGCGTTCAAGGTTGTACACCCTGCGGAGAGGGCATATACCGATGGAGAGAAACCAAAAAGGGACGCCGTCGCTAGCAAAGTTAGCGCAAGATTTCTGGCAACCGCAGTGAAAATTAGCTTCCGTGTCAGGGACATTCCGACAAACCTGTTTCAAGCGCAATTGCCAGCCAAGTGAAGGGGGCTGTTCAGACTGCAATTTATTCTGGGATCAGCGTGTATCGGCAATGTGGCTCGAATCTGCAGAAATTTAGTAAAGCGGGTTTCGCATTCACGTCGAGGCATTGCACCAAGGGTCTTGAACCTGATAATGGCAATATGGCACTGTCAGTCGCAAATCTCAATCCGTAGAGAAGCGCTCATGGTCGACGACGTACTTGAAGATGGCGAAGGTTCGGAAAACCCAGAGGGAGGAAGGCCCCTCTCCAACGAACCGCCGCAACGGAAGAGCAACGGATTCAAAGAACCGGATGATCTGGATGCTATCTCCGCTGACGACATCGATAAACGACTCGACCGTATCTTGCTGCGCAAGCATGCTTTGGATGTGCGCAAGATGGAGAAAGAAAGCGAGGCCGAAGCGGAGAAGTTCCGGAAAGAAGCGAAAGACAGGCGTGCGCAGTTGTTGAAGGCCGTCGAGGCATCAACGCCGGATTTGAGCGCGAAGCTGTTCGAGAAGATGGAAAGCCTTGAGCACGAAGGACACGAGTTCTCTCCTCAAGAAAAGGTCGCATTGCTTCAGGCGCAATTGGCTCCTCTAAAGGATGCGCAGGATTTTTTTGACCTGACAGTGGCTCAACGTGATGACTTACTCGATCGTGTTGGTTTTTACCGCGGTATCGTCCTCGATCCGTCGACGTCTATAGATGCCAGCTTTCGAGAAGTGCTCCGTCGCCCGGACTTCAGTGCGACACAGGTCGATAACAATGAACTGTCTCCAGCCACAGTGCTGTACAGGAAACCGCTGTTTTCCGGTTATTTTGAGAACCAATTCACCTTTTCTGAAGCGGTGCATCAAACGCAAAAAA